TATCTCGGTGCGTTGTGTCTCTGTAAGAGCGTCCTCAAAGGCTTGCCTCATCGTAGTGTCAGCATCGTCCGCTGAACGATCAGCTACGAAGTCAGCTATCTCACGTTGATCGAGTTGATCTTGGAGAGGTACATCCTCATCTGCTTTGAGTAACCTACCTTGTGTATCTTCTGGTATCTGTTGTATCGGCCTATTAGTCCGCCGTAGGTTAGTGTTACGCCGCTTATTGAACCTACCTAAGAAGGAAGAGCGTTTAGCCTGTTTATCCAAGTCAGCCGTTACATCTTTAGGGTTAATGAACTGTTCAGGATCACCTTCAGGGACTGTAGGTGAGTCTTTCGCTTGTGGCTGG